ATTGGTAAGATGGATAGAAGAACGTTTGCAAAGTTTGAAGCTGAAATCGATGAAGCATCAAGAGAAGGTAGGATTCAACCTTAAACTAACAACTATAACCACAGGCAAACATTATGGCAACAATGGGAAAAGCAACTGGCTATCAGAATTTACCATCAGGTAACTGGGCACCAGCAATTTATAGTCAAAAGGTTCAAAAATTTTTCAGAAGAGCATCAGTTGTAGAAGATATTACAAACACTGATTATGCTGGAGAAATTGAAAATTTTGGCGACACAGTAAATATAATCAAAGAACCTTCAATTACAGTGAACGACTACGCTAGAGGTCAAACAGTAAACACAGAAACACTTGCAGACGATCAAATTCAATTGACTGTCGACCAAGGTTCGTACTTTGCGTTTAAAGTAGATGACATCGAAGAAAGACAATCACATGTAAACTTTGAAGCTCTTGCAACTTCTTCAGGTGCTTATGCACTTAAAAAGAACTACGACTTTAATGTATTAAGTGCAATATACGCTGGAGCAAGTACTTCAGTAGGCAATACAGGAACAGACGGTACACCTATTGATGGTGATGCAGCAGTTGACACATTAACAGATATTATGTCAGCAGCTAAAACAGTTCTTGATGGTAACGATGTACCAGAAGAAAATAGATGGTTCGTTGCACCACCAGCTTTCTATCAACAACTTAGAAAAGCAGGTGCTAAAGTCGTTGATCAATCTGTTATGGCAGACGGATCAGCTTCAGCTATGAGAAATGGTATGATTACAGATAGACCTTTATTTGGGTTTAGAATGTATACTACTAATGCTATAGCTGTATCAAGCGGATCAGCAGCGAATAAAACATTTGGATCAGCAGGCTCTAACGAGTACGCTTTCCTTTATGGTCACCAAGGTGCAGTAGCAACTGCAAACCATATTGCGAAAACGGAACTTATCAGAGACCCTGATTCATTTTCAGACATAGTTAGAGGATTACACGTTTTTGGAAGAAAAGTTCTAAGAACAGAAGCAGTATTCTCTGGCGTAATAACAATAGGTTAATCATAGATAGGAGAAATATATTATGGCAACTTTCGATAAAACAGGAGTTGGTGGTACTACAGGACATCCGTCTAATGGTAGAACACCTTACTTAGTAGAAAATACAATTGACGTAGATACGTTTAACCCAGCATCAGGAGATATCATTCAAGCACTTGATATCCCTGCAGAAACACTTATTATGCAAGCAGGAATTGAAGTAATTACTGCGTTATCAAGTTCAGTTACTATGGACTTAGGTATAACAGGTGGAGACGTTGACAACTTTGTTGATGGTGATGGTAATGGTACAGGATACAGTGTGCTTACAGCGACAGCTAATCTTGTTGTTGCTAGTGCAGATACTCTTGACATATTAACAGGTGGAGCACAATCCACTGTTGGTCTAATTAGAGTATGGGCAGTACTATGTGATGTATCAGGTATTGATGAGACAGATCATAACTAGTAGATAGATAAACAACTTAAGGGGGGGTATTTATATCCCCCTTTAATTAAAAACCCCCCATATAAAAATAATATAAATATAGGAAATAGTATGACTACTGAAGAAATAATAAAAAAACCTAAAAAATATTCTGGGGTTACACATAATATGTTAACTAAATCTTATATAAATGGAAGAGCTACTAACTCAGGGCAAAAAACTACTTTATTAAATGGTGGCATAGACTTAAATACTAAGAATAGAATACAAAATTTAGAAGACAAAGTTGAGGAACAATCTAACAAATTAGATAAAATAACTTCAATGCTTCATGCAATATCAGAAAAGACATCAGCTTCTTGAAATAATTTCTGAATACAAATCTGACCATACTGCATTAAAAAAGCAGATTGATGATTTAAAACAGCAATTAGATGAAGCACAGTCTAGGATTAAAAGATTATTAATCAGATGTGAACAGTTTGCAGAAGATAACAATACAACAGAGGAATAGATATGACAAAAGATAGTTATGATAAAAATAAATTTTATAGTAATAAGTCTAAAGAGATTAAAGTAAAAGAAATAAATCTTTCTTCTACAGGAAGATCTGGAGTATTGTATAAAGGAAAAATGAAAGACTATCCTGGTGTTACTAAAATTATTAAAACAAGTACTAATTAATCTATGACAACAACTTACCTAGTATTATCCAACAGAGTACTTAGAGAATTAAATGAAGTTGAATTAACTTCGGCTAATTTTTCTAGTAGTAGGGGTATACAAACTGCTGTTAAGGATTTTATTAATAAATCTGTTCATGATGTTTACAATGAAAGTGTAGAGATACCTTTACTGCACGCAACAACGACTCAAATTACTCACACTGGAGACGGTGAATATGCATTCCCATCGGATATGCGTAGAGTGGATTTCGAGTCTTTTTTTTTAAAGCCAAATGAATTACTTACTAATGGTGAGTTTACTTCTAATATAACTAGTTGGACTACAATAGCAGGTTCAGGAAGTGCAGCTTATAATAGTGGTGGAAATGGTAGACTAAGATTAAATGATTATGCAGCACATCAATCATTTTCAACTGTAGTAAATAAAACTTATAAACTACAAGTAAGAGTATTAGATTCAAATGGTACAGGTGCTTCTTTAAAAGTACAAGTAGGAACAGCTGCAGAAGGAACACAGAATTTAAACACAACAGTAAAAGTAACTGATTTTAATGCAGGTGAAATATTAGATGTAGAATTTACTGCTACTGCACAGACAACATTTGTTACACTAAACAATACAACTACAGCTACTAACCTAGATGTAGATTATGTAAGAATATCAAGATCAGAAATAGCAACTAGAAAGTTAAGCTTTGTATCTTATGATGATTACATGCAAAGATTTAAAGAACAAGATTCACAAAATAACAGTGGTCATTATGGCACACCACAATATGTATATAGAAAACCAGACTATACATCATTTGGATTAACTCCAATACCTGATAAAAATGATTATCTAATTAGTTATGAGTACTATCAAACTCATACAGACTTATCAGCACATGGAGATCTAATGACATTACCTGATAGGTTTGGTCCATTAATTGTAGATAGATCTAAGTACTATACATACATGCTAAGATCTGATCCAGATCATGCAAATTTATCTAACAGAGATTACCAAAGAAAATTAAGTTTATTAAAAACTGATTATAATTCTAGATCTGACTACATGAAAGATACTAGATCATCAGACGGCAACTCAAGACTATCAATAGTATAATATGGCAGATACTTCTTTATTAAAACCTTTTAGTGCAACTTGTGGTGGAGGCTTAGTCTTAAACAAAGATGTTTATGACATGGCACCAGGAGAAGCATTACAATTAGTAAATTTCGAACCATCGACAGAAGGTGGCTATAGAAGACTTAATGGTACAACAAAATATAATAGTACAATAGTACCTCAAGTATCTTCTGGTAATGAAAGATTACAAATGTCTGCAATCTTTAATGACAAGATAGTTGCAGGTAGAGGTGGTACAGTATCTTATGGTGATACAAGTGGATCATGGACATCACTTGCAACTAGTTTAGGTACAGCACATACATATGATTTTGATAAATTTAACTTTAGTGGTACTAGTAAACTTATAGTTGCAACAGGAGAAGCCGCAGCATTTACAGTAAATACAAGTTTTGCAGTAGATGTTATAAATGCAACAGGTGGAGGCACTGCCCCTACTAATCCTAAATTTGTTAAGACTTTTGCCAATCATGTATTTTATGGTGGTATGTCTAACTCTACACATAGCATAATATTTTCAGTACCTTTTTCAGAAGATAACTTTACTTCTGGCAGTGGTGCAGGTGAGATAAAAGTTGGTGATGTTGTTACAGGATTAAAAGTATTTAGAGATGAATTATTTATATTCTGTCAAAGAAAAATATATAAACTTAGAGGTACTACTTCTTCTACATTTGCATTAGCTGAGGTTGCTAAAAACGTAGGTACAATTGCACCACATTCTATTCAAGAGTTAGGTGGAGATTTAATATTTTTAGCTGCAGATGGTTTAAGAACTGTTGCAGGTACAGAAAGAATTGGTGACGTAGAACTTGGTACTATTTCAAAACAAGTACAAGAAAGAATTAATGAGATTACATATGACAATGTTGTTGCAACAGTAGTTAGAAACAAATCTCAATACAGATTATTTTATCCTAAAGATGCAGGATTAGAAGTAAGTCAAAAAGGTTTACTAGCAGTAATTAAAACAAATCCAAATACAGGACAACTAGGATTTGAATACTGTGATATAAAAGGTTTAAAAGTTTCATGCTGTGATTCTGATTACATTGACAATATAGAAACAATTATTCATGGTGGATATGATGGATTTGTATATTTACAAGAATCAGGAAATTTCTTCACACATGCAACTACAACAGAAGCTATTGATGCTACATACAGATCTCCAGACATGACAATGGGAGATGCAGGTATTAGAAAATCAATGGATAGAGTTAATATAAACTGGGAGCCAGAAGGAATTGTTAGCTCTAGTTTATTTATAAAATATAATTACGATGATATAAACACTCCTCAACCAAGTTTAATTCCCTTAGAATCGTCATCAAGTGGAGCTTATTTTGGAACAGGAACATTTGGATTATCAGGTTATGGTCAAGGTGATCTACCTATTACTAGAGAATCAATAGAAGGATCAGGTTTTGCCGTAGCTTTAAAAATAACAGACACTAGTACAAATGCACCTTTTGCAATAAAAGGATTCCAATTAGAATTTACACCAGGGGGAAGAAGATAATGGGAGCAACATACACAAGACAGAGTTCATCAGCTATTGTTGATGGGGGTGTCATTGAAGCAGCAGATATAAATGCAGAATTTAATCAAGTTCTTGCAGCCTTTGCTGTAACTTCAGGACATACTCATGACGGTACAGCTGCAGAAGGTGGACCAATTACAAAATTATTAGGCACAGCAATTACCATAGGTGATGCTACAGCAGGAACAGATATTGCTGTAACTTTTGATGGTCAATCAGCTGATGGTGTATTAACATGGATGGAAGATGAAGATTATTTTCAATTCTCAGATGACCTATTATTAACTACTACAGAAAGATTACAATTTAGAGACACTGCATTATATATTCATTCTAGTGCAGATGGTCAATTAGATATTATAGCTGATACAGAAGTACAGATAGCTGCAACTACTGTAGATATTAATGGTGCTGTAGATATATCAGGAGCTTTAACTCTTGCTGGTACTACTTTAGCAGAAGTAATTTCTGATACAACAGGTGCTATGTTTAGTAGCAATACTGAAACAGGTATTACAGTAACATATCAAGATGCAGATAATACTATTGATTTAGCATTATCAGCTGCACAAACAACAATTACATCTTTACTTGCAGCAGATATTAAAATTGGTGAAGACAATGAAACTAAAATAGATTTTGAAACAGCAAATGAAATACATCTTTATGCAGCAAATGCAGAACAAGTATATGTTGCTGATGGTATATTTGGACCACAAACAGATAGTGATGTAGACCTAGGTACTACAGGTGTTAGATGGAAAAATGCATTTATAGATTCGGTTACAACTACAGGTGATGTTGTTGTTGGTGGAGATCTTACTGTAACTGGTGATGATATTACTATGGGTACAAACACTGCAGGTAATTTATTAATTGCAGATGGTACAAATTTTAATTCAGTAGCAGTTAGTTCGTTAACAGAGATATCAACAGCAGCTAGTGGTGATCTTTTACTAGCAGTAGATGCTTCAGGTGGTGGACTTAAAAAAATTGCAAGATCAACAGTTGTTGCAGGACTTGCAACAGACAGTGCAATAGCCAATATAGTTGAAGATACTTCACCTCAATTAGGTGGTAATTTAGATACAAATTCTCAAAACATTTTAATAGATGATGCACACTTTATTGCAGATGAAAGTGGTAATGAACAAATTATATTTCAAACAACAGGTTCAGCAGTAAACCAATTTGATGTTACAAACGCTGCATCAGGAAGTGGACCACAATTATCAGCAACTGGTAGTGACTCTAATATTGATTTAAATATATTACCTAAAGGTACAGGACACGTAACTGTTGTAGGTAATACTAATTCAGGTACCATTCAATTTAATTGTGAATCTAATTCACATGGTCAAATAATTAGAGCTCAACCTCATTCAGCTAGTGCAACAAACATTATGTTACTACCTGAAGGTGCTGACTCTACATTAGTATCTTTAGTTTCAGCAGATACTTTAACAAACAAAACTTTAACTGCACCAAAAATAGCAGATGGTGGATTTATTGCAGATGCTAACGGAAATCAATTAATTGTATTTCAAACAACTGGCTCTGCGGTTAATGAATTAGAAATTACTAACAATGCTTCTGGAAGCAATCCTATTTTAGCAGCTACTGGTGGAGACACAAACATTGGTATTGCTTTAACACCTAAAGGAACTGGTGAAATTGTTATAGGTGCTGCAAATCTTAATTATGCTGGAACAGCTGTTACTTCAACTGGTGCTGAATTAAATTTAGTAGACGGTATTACAGCAGGAACAGTATCTGCCTCATTAGCAGTTATTGCAGACTCAAATAAAGATATTTCAGGATTTAGAAATGTAACTTTAACCGGTGAAGTAGATGCAGCAACAGGAGATTTTTCTGGTGCTGTTGATATTGCAGGTCAACTTACAGTTGCTGACGGATCAGCAGGTGCTCCTGCAATTTCAAATACAGGAGATGCTAACACAGGTTTATTATTTAGTGCTGCCGATACACTAGCTTTTTCAGCTGGAGGTACAGCACAATTTACAATGGCAGATGGAGGAATTATACCTGTTACAACTAATGATGTAGACTTAGGTACAGCTTCTTTACAATTTAAAAACGTTTTTGTAGATGGTACAACGTTTACTGATGCATTAGGTTTCGGTACAGTAGTAATGACACTACCAACTGCTGATGGTGATGCAAATCAAATTTTAACAACAGACGGTTCTGGCACATTAGCTTTTGTAGATAACTCTGGTGGTACTGATTGGCAAGCTG